TCGCTGTTAATAGCAGCATTACTACGATAAATTTTATTTCCCTGACTTTCTACATAATCAAATATGTTTTTATACTGTGCATATTGCTCTGGCTCAATTAAGAAATGAATGAACTTATCACCAATCATCATGATCCAGTCACGTGGTTGTAATGGTGGGGGCACAACACAAGTGTTCGTGGGATAACCTTTGTATTGTGCTGGTGGATTAAACTGATCATACCACGCACGTGACTGGAGTCTCGTTTTAAAGTTTGCAGATGTTTCAACTGTTGGTCTAATAGTTTCTACACCAAAAGAAGTTAATAACTTTTCAAGTTTTTGATAATCTTCTTCGGTTTCATAGGCTATTTGTTCGTATCTTCTGCGAACTTCAATATCTTTTATAAATTCATAAAATTGAGGCGCATAAGTGCGACCTATTACACAATTTTTAAGTGGTTGAAATAAAGAATGCTTCTTAAACATATTAATCTCTCAAATTTACAACTAAATTTTTACTTGCGCCACCCAATACATCATTTGTTCTTTGAGTAACGTAACCTGTGATTTGCAACATTGGACGATCCCACCAACCCATGTTAGCAGTGCCATGTGGCATATCTTGCCATTCCCAAGTGATACAATCACCTGCTCGCCACTGAGTAAAGTAAGTATTGCCTAATTGAAATACTTGTCCTAATTCCCAATCAGCTAACATAACAGCAAATCGACGCATTATATCAGGATTCTTATCCATCTCTGTTACTTTAAAACTGTTTTCACGTTCAGGACGTGCAGCAAAATTATCAATATGCGTGTGAAGCATCTGTCCCGTAGTTTGATTATGAAACTTGATCATACTTTCATCCATACCAAGCCATTTGCTTATCTTTTGAAAAATTTCAATATCTTCTGCTGCTGTACGATTAAAAACTTCTTGTTGAGGGTTAGCGCCTGCACGAATTAAATCTTGTTCTTCTGCGCTTGCACTATATAATCCACTTTCTGCAATTTCTTTGTTAAAGTTATTGCGTGTTCCCCAACTACTTGGTTTAGTACGAGGCATACATTGTGCAATTTCATCACTAAAATCTGCATAAAATCTACAAATATGAGTATAGCTATCTATACCAGGCTGTGAAATCCGTTTAGTATCAAAATGCCAACGGCTACGGCTCTTAGTAAATTCCCAACGACTGTCGCCCCAGTTTTCATATTCGGTCATCCTTCATCCTTTTTTGATTTGATTTTGTTTTTAGTTGGATATATTATTTCGCGACGAGTGCCTTTTTCAAAAAAATAATTTGTTAATTCATCTGCCAACGTGCCATCTGCATAATGAATATATTTTGCATTAGAATCTTCATTTTGCATTTCTTCGATTTGTGGATCATCGTATGCAATAGGAAAATCAAGTTGTTGTGATAAACTTTTAATATAAAATTTTCCGTACAAGAAAAACAATTCAGTGCTTATAAAAAATGGCATCTTATCCAACCACTTTATAAGCTGTGGCGCTAATCCCCACGTAGGACCGCCACGGATTCTTTTTTGCTGTATATCAAGAATATTTCTGTCACGCCCAATCATAACTGGAATAGGTTCTATTCCACATTCTTTTAACTTGTCCATAAACTTGAATACTGGCGGAACAGTAATCATAAATTGATTCATATATGGACAACTAATGCTAGTTACAGCATATTCTTTGCCATTCATTATAGATATATCAATACTGTCTAGATTATTCCAATACCACGCACTTGGTTCTGTGCTGTGAGGTCTAAAATAATGACCTTCAATTTGCGGATCAAGCAAGTCTTTCCATCCATGAACATCTGGATGCAACGAAAAAATTTTACTGAACATATGATTTCCGCTTCCTTGAGGTCCAAAAAGCACGATCATCTTCATTTTTTAATAAACCTTTCATTTTTTTATAAATAATTATAAAAATATATCATATTTTTTAAAAAAATAAAATTTTTATTTTTTTATTTTCTGTGTTATATTTATTTAGTATTATTTATAAAAAACATACCCAAATAGGAAAAAATAAATGAACTCAAAAATTTACAATTATTTGATAGAAAAAATTAATAAATCTTTCAAATTAGACAGATATGAAAAAATTCGTAGTAATATTAGCAAAGATACAGTCTTAGGTGATCTGCCTTGGACTCATAAACGTTGGGAAAAATTTAAATCTGATGTATGTGAAACATTTCAAGGGTTAGATTTAGAATTTGTTGGCACCATTGAACAATTTGTTAATCATATAGATTACAAATATCAAAGCCGTGTATGGGGTGGAGAAATGTGGAAGCCTCGAACTGAAGTATATCGATTTACAGGTTGGAATATTGTTAAAGATGTAAATGATCTTAAACCGAGTGCAGTTTTAGATGTTGGTTGTGGTTTCAATCAATTCAAAGCACATATTCCTAATTTAATTGGAATTGACAAATATAATCCAGCAGCAGATTATATGGTTGATATTATTGATTATAATGTAAAACCTGAAAGTTATGATGTTGCTATTGTATTTGGTTCAATTAATTTTGAAAGCTATGAGTGGGTAGCTTCTCGATTTAAACGAGTTTTTGAACTTCTTGCACCAGGCGGCACTGTTTTCTGTCGCGCTAATCCATTTAATAAACCACCAGAAAATCCATGGGTTGAAGTTTATCATTGGGATTTTGATACCGCAGTACGCATTGCCGAAGAAAATAATGTAAAATTAGAAACTTGGAAGCAAGATAACGGCGACCGTTTCTATTTTGTTTATAAAAAACCTTAATAACATATGGCTAATCCTACAATAAATATCTTATAGGATTAGCCATGCCACGTTTAAGTTTATACAGAGAAAATCATTCCAACGATTATAAATGGCAAGATAATCGTATTCGCGAACTTTATACAGTTGGTGGAGTTGGAATAAATGTTCACAAATATCTTGGTCCAAAAGACCAAGGACAAACTACTGATTTAACGCAGCCACAATATCCAAATCAAAGTGTGCAAAACATACAAGATTTGTTATTCATGGAAAATCGTGATCGCAGTTATGAACCAAACGTATATGATTTGCGTGGGCACTATACAATACAAGATGTCGATTATAATTTACAGCAATTTGGTTTATTTGTAAATCAAGATACGCTTTATATTACATTTCATACAAATGATATGGTAACTCGTCTTGGTCGTAAGATTATACCAGGCGATGTATTTGAATTGCCGCATCTTCGTGATTATTATCCTCTTGATGAAAATTTACCAGCAGCATTAAAGAAATTTTATGTTGTACAAGAAGCAACTCGTGCAAGTGAAGGTTATGCACAAACATGGTGGAGTCACCTATGGCGTTGTAAAGTTGTGCCTATGGTTGATGGACAAGAATATCGTGATATACTTGATCAACCAGCAAATAAATCAACTGATACAACACTTCGAGATATGATGAGTAATTATAACATTAATCTCAAAATAAATGATGCGGTTGTTGCACAAGCAAATAGCGATGTTCCAAACAGTGGATACAGCACAAATAGTCTTTACATATTGCCTACAGCAGATGGAATTAGTCCCATTATTGCTATTCCAGGCTACTTAACTGCTGATGGTGCGCCACCAAATGGCTTGCCTGTAACGGTCGATACTTCATTTCCGCTAAACCCACAACAAGGACAATATGTTTTACGCACAGACTATGTTCCTAATAGATTGTTTAGATATAGCGGAACAACATGGGTTGCGATACAAGATGTAAATCGTGCTAATATCACAGGCGCTAATACAAATACACAACTTGGCTCATTTATTAACAACACCGCCACAGTTAAACTAACTAATGGAGCAACTGTTCCAAGTAATCAAACTTTAAGTAATTTACTTAAACTTACGCCAGATAAATTAGGATAAACCTGTGGGTCAATTTTTTTACGATAAACAAATACGCAGATTTATGAATCAATTTGTTCGCATTTTTAGCGACATGTATGTTGAGTTCGGCAAAGATATTAATGGCAACAGTGTTTTATACAGAGTGCCATGTCGCTATGCAGATACAAATCGCCAAGTTGCCGCTATTATGCGTCAAAATAGTGATAATAGTATCAATGCTGTGCCTGCTATGGTTGTTTATATTACTAAAGTTGATTATGATCGTGCGCGCATGCAAGAACCAAAATTTGTAGATAATATTTCGCTACGCTCTCGTGCAAATGATCCGCTAACAGGAAATGTAAGTTCTAATCAAGGACAAAATTTTAGTGTTAATCGTTTAATGCCAGCACCATATAGATTGACTGTTAATATGGAAATATGGACAAGCAACTTTGATCAAAAATTACAACTGTGGGAACAGATAAGTGCGCAATTTAATCCTGACATGGAAATTCAAAGCACTGATAACTATCTTGATTGGACTAGCTTAAGTTATATACTACTAACAGGAACAAACTGGAGTACAAGAAATATACCGGTAGGCAGCGATGATCCTATCGACGTTGCTACTTTTACGTTTGAATTGCCAATTTGGATCACTACACCTGCTAAACTATTGCGTCTTGGAATAGTACAAAGCGTTGTTGCTAATGTATATGATGCGTTGGGCAATCCAAGTCAAGCGTTAATAGATCAAACTAATAATCTTGGCAACCGTCAGTATTTTA